TTGTATTTTGTCGTTCAATGGGGTCCTTATCGATAACGGTTGTATTGGATTCATCTGTAGAACACGGGTGCGAAAAATTCGAAGCTTTTAGTGGCATAGACGTAACTTTGTCATTTTTTGTAACTAAACGTAAGTATGTTATGAACCCTCTGATATTATTTACAGTAATTAGGTTCTTTCTTGTTTCTTCTGCGTCCCCTTTGAAAACATTATTTTGATTTTGAAAAACTAAAGAACAAAACACTTTTGCAGTATCAACACTAAATACTCTAGGGCATCCGAGACTAAAACAGCCGATATTTTCATTTAAATCCGGGTACATTATTCTATGGTTTGGTTTATTTGTAATGTGCAAAACCCAAGCGAGTGAAAATAATGTACATAATCCTCCTCCGAGTGAATGCCCTGTTGTTAGGACAAATTTATCTCCCTTGTAGCCAGCGTTACTTAATTTTGTAGCCATATCTTGAACAGCATCTACAATAATATGTATCATTTCCAACAAAATTTTATATATTCCTATGAGGTTAGACTCAAGGAAAAACTTATCTTTACCAACATTAATATCATTTACGTGTAAAGGAAACGCGGTAGATGGTCTGAACCAAGAGCTAGCCGATTGTAAGTCTTTTGTACCAGTAAATAAAACCCATATAATATTAGGACATCTTATATCTGCCATAACGTAAACGGTTTCGTAGTTGGTGGTTGAGATAGCGGTAACAAAGAGATTCTCATCTGGTTCAATTTTAAAAGAATAATCGCAGTTCGGATCGGATTCGGACTTTTTTTCTTCGCCATTTAACACATTTATCTTTTTTATTAAGGGTAAAATTTCAATTGTTTGTTTCGAGAAACCACCATTGTCTTCAAGTGTGATTTTATTAAGACCAAATGGTTTTTCTTTTTGTAGTTCCGGTCCAAACAAAAGTTCGTCGTTTAAGATGGCATTAATTCCATTCTCAACAATACCTTTGTTGAGTAGGGTCAAAAATAAAGTAGGAATAATATTGTTATCGCCAAACACTTTACAAATGTGTTCTAAAAATGCGTTTATTCTAAAATATGCCGCTCTAGATAAAATGGCAGATAAGAAACAAATGGTGCTAACAGTTCCGTAATTATCGGTGTAATCGGTACCTATTGCTTTTTTTGCTTCATTTGATGCAGAATCAATCAAAGCAACGGCACTCTTTTTACTAGAACTCTTTAGATCATTAACTTTATCACTTACAAATTCACCCATTTCATTAATTTTAGACTGAAAGGCACCCATTTATTTTACTTATAATAACAAAAGAAGATTAAAATTATATTGTTCTTACATTAAAAAAAAATATTCTACAACTCTTGTAATATTGTTCCGCCAGAAGTTTTTACGCGTTTATGTTGAGTTTGTGATTTGTGAAATTGGTCGTGACACTTTTCACACAATGTCATTAAATTGGCGGCAGTATTTTTATGAAAAAACGAACTCTCCGTTTTAATAAAACCGGCGGAATCCGCATTCTTCTGGTGTTGTAAGTGATGCACTTCTGTGCCAGCGTTTTCATTACATTTTTCGCAAAGGTTCATTACCTTTTGACTGTTAAAATGGGATGTCTTGAGAGAAAGAATTCCTCGTTGTTCTGGATAGTATTTCATGCGAATGGCGAAAGCAGCCTCTAGAAAATCCCTTGGTAATTTCAATGATTTACAAACTTCGAGTCCGTAAAGGCTGGTACCCGACCCATCTTTTATTTTTCTGTCGTATACAAGTAAATCTAATTCCTTATCATATTGAACAGTAAGATGTTTCAGAACCACCGAAGACAGTCCCGTAATTTCTTCGTAGTGAACTATTTCGTGTAAGTGAGTAGCGAATATAAAACTACTTTTAACACGGTGCAGCTTTTGAATTCCTGCGACAAAAATACTTACGGCTGAAATACTTTCAGTACCAGAGCACAATTCATCCCCCAAGACCAGACTATTTTCATTGGATAGTCTTAAGATAGTTCTTAATTCTGACATTTCTACAGCAAAGGTAGAGAGACCTTTGAATAAATTATCGTTTCCAATAATTCGAGTAAATAGGTATTTGTAAGGCGAATACATAAAATGTTCGCACGGAACAAACATGCCAGACTGAGCCATAATAATGGCAATTCCAATGGAACGAATTAAACTTGTTTTCCCCACTGCGTTAGTGCCGTATAATAAAATACCATCGATGCCATCGTTACCAAGAGTCACATCATTCGCGACATATAATTCATCTGATTGAAGATGTTCAATAAGGCAGTGTCGGATGTTTTTTGCTTTAAAAAAGGATTTGTCTGCACCCACCACATTTGGTTTACAGTAATGATATTTCTCCGCAATAAAAGCTTTTGTTGTAACAATATCCAATAATGTTATAAAATGTATTAGAAGGTCCAAATCTGATTGATGCGTTGTATTAAACTGCTCGACAAACGCCGAATAAACGCGATTCATAATACTTTTTAACTGATGTTTCGCGGTACTAATTCGTTTACAAAGCTGTGAAATTTGTTCGTTTGTTATATAGTTTTCAGTGGAATTTTGTTTGTGAAATTCCACGTCTTTATTTGAGATTTTAAAGTCAAAACACTTTGTTTCGGATTCAGGTAAGGAAGACACATATTGAAGGGTAACAAATGTTTTTGAGGAAGAGAGAATACTTTCCAATAGTTTACATCGGCGAACAGTACAAAGCAGACTAAAAGAGTTTTTCTCGGTTTCGTATATTTTAACGAATTTACGGTCGTTGTTCTGAGCCTTCTTATCTTTTCTCTCCTTACTTTCAATTAAAGAGTGTAAATATTCACGAATTGCTTCCAATTTATTTTCACAATCAATTAAATCGGTTGTATTCGAGTCAAGTTCTTCATGAAAATGAAATTGAAAAAAATTAATTTCAAAATCACTTGCAGTGTCAATGTCATTTGCTTTATTTACGTTGAGATGGCTATCTATAAATAGTGACATGACGTCGCAAATAGAACTAATTTTTGAGAAATTTGGATTCTTTTCCAGAAAGTAATTCCACCATATTGGGTCCGAGGAGACAATTTGAAATAAATCTTTCGCTACATTAGTGCTAATTAACAAAGAACAAAATGACCGCGGAGTCATTTTTTTCATAAACATATGTCTGCCCCATTTCGTCATGTCTTTAATAACCTGTAAACTCTGTCGCACCGCCGCAACTTGTTTAAAATGTTGTATTACGTGTTCGGTAATATCATATTCTCTCTGAAGGTAATCAATTTTAGTTGTGGGATTTAAAAAGTTTTGTAAAAACTTGCGTTTTCCCATGGGAGTCACGCAATCATTAAGCAAAGAAGAAACGGATGAAAGTTTTCCAGTGTGATTTGAGTCATCGATAACGTTTAACTGTTTTAACGAATGATTGGCTAGTACTAGTTTGTCTGAATAGTCCTCAAAACGAGGTTCTTTTATTTTGTAAACAAGATGTGGATTGTGCTGATAAACAAAGTCGAGTAAATAACAAAAGGCTTGACAAGCAATATTGTTTTCATAAAAATTCATCATGAACGTATTAGCACAATCGATTTTGTAAAACTTGTTTAAAATCTCTGTTTGATAAGTTTGTTTTTCGCAATTTTTTATACAAACCGAGTGTATATTTTTTTCCTCGGAATGAATCCGGTGAATTAAAGAACACTTAATGTCTGCGTAACTGACCACATCATCCGTCTCCGAAACAGATAAGTTTGAAATAATAATGGCTTCGCTAGGGTTGTATATCGAGATAAGTTTTTCAAGTTCATCAAAAGTAGTTGGGTTATTTACGTAAAGTTCCCTAAACTGTGATATGCTGGTTTCGCCTGTGAATACGTCTAAGTTGGCTATACCTACTACCACATATTTTCCTTTTACAAAAACTTTACTTTCATAAAGATATAACCAAACACAGGTGATGTTGTTGGATAAATTTGCAGTGTCTGCGGGAAAGTAGGTTCCTGGTGAAATCACCATGGTTCGTGCTCTAATTTTGGTAGCGTCTTGCTCGTAAACAACGCATGTGAATTGAGCCTCTTGTAGTTTTCTAGTATATTTTTCAATGAGGTTTGTATTGAACCCATTCATGACTACTTTTCCTTTATCGCTGGTCATACCAGCTCTCTCACCTATATTTAAGTCACAAATACGACAAAGGTCTCCAATTTTGCTGCCGCTTATTTCATTGGTAATGGGGTTTTTAATCCCATAAATTTCAAACCAAGAGCCCACGTTCATAAGTAATATAGTTTTCGGTCCATATTCTTCCATGTATTGGGCGGTCAATTTAAAATATTCTTGGGTTAAAGACATATTTGGTTCTCTCTCGTGACTTTGAAGAATAATGATTTTTTTTAAAGTTTATTTAATGTTGCTTATTTTTTATATCCACGATAACAAAGTCTGTTTCTTTTTTTCCTATAATATCAGTTAAAATATAATTTTTTATTGTGCTAAATAATTCTCTTGGAATAATTCCTAATGTGTAATAAAAAAACTTTACAATGATTAATAGCCAAGTAGCGTAAAATGGTAAAACCTTTTTGCTATTGTATTCTGCGAGTACGGTTTCTTTGTACTTCTCATCAAAAATAGAGAATTCTGCACGAAAGTTGTGGTTTTTATCTTTTATTTGTAACTTGTATCCTGTCATGACCTTGTGAGTTGAATTAATTCTCCAAACAAATTTTTTGAATTTTTCTCTCTTAAGTTGTAGAAAGTTTTGCATTTTATGGATAGTGCTATCAACGTTTTCGCTAAAAATAGCTACGTCAATATCGGAGCATTCAAAATAGTCATCCCTTTGAACACTGCCAAAATAGTACAACTTCGTGTCGAGATAGTTTTTCAGCCGTTGAAAAAACAACGTTGCGTAAGGGGATAATGGTTGTTCCGTAGTTTCCATTTTGAATTTTCAGTTAATATACTACACTGGGATAATTAAAAATGAACGTCCGATTCTCCTTTAACAAAATTGTGCAATAAAATATCTTTATTTGTGTTTGTAATTTCTCCAGCCAGTACCGCAGACTCGTAAATTTGTCTAATAATGTCAGAGGGAGCACTGCTGCCAATTTTTATAAGATTTTGTTTTTTTAAGTAGACATTTATTTCATTTATTGGAACTGTTTTTAACGCACGATGGGCAATTAACACGTTTTTTCTTGTGTTTCTGTCTTTTAATAATACGGATACGGATCTTTTTAGTTTTGATTTACCTAAGGTATATTTTCGCCGAATTGTTCTTTTGAGTAATTTTTTATTTTCGTTTATTTTTTTACCTCCCACAACGGGTACCAAAGAATCAGTTTGTGTGTTAACCCTTGAACTTGCTGAAGTGTCAAAAGTCGGTGAAAATGCTTGCGTAGGAAGGGGGGCAGTGGTAGGTATGATCACCGACTCGGTTGGTGGTTTTGGTTGTTGTATTTTTGTTTCAAGGGAGTTTAACTTTAATTGTAAGTCCTTTAGTTTTTGAGCACGCGATGTCGTTTCAGGATTATTGTCTTCGGTACTTTCGATATTCTTTTGTGTTTTGTTTCTCCATTGACGGTAAGTTGGCTTCTGGCCATTTTTTAATATACCATATGGTACTTCCTCTGCTGTAATGTTTTTTCCGGTGTTCAAATTATCAGAAATTATGGGAGATATATCCAAAGTTGGTACCGTAACCGTTTGGCGAGTGTCTTTCAGATCGTCCGGTAGTTCTAAGTGTACTTCTGGATAATGTGGTGTATAGTGTTTCACAGATTTGTTATGAATTTTGGCTGTTTGTTTTTTCTTTTTTGCGAGTTCTTCTAAAAGCTGAAATGAGCTATTGAATTCATCATCCACATTCTTGTTTTCGGCTAAAGATGGAGTATTTGCGGACGAATTAACGTTTACGCCGCCACCTAATGGGGTTAATTCTTTTTTCTTGTGTTCTTTTATTCTTTTCAATAACTTATTTCTAAGAATATTAGGGGATAAGACAGGAGCCATCTTGGGTGCTCTATTTTTCTTGGTTTTTGATGACCCTCCCGCACTCAAGAATGCTGGGTTAAATTCAATTTTTTTTGTTGTTTGCATAGTTATTAATTTAATTAATAAATCTTTTTTATATTATGTAAATTGAACAAAAAAAACAAATAATTACTCAATGCAAAAATAAATAACAATAATTTCATTATTTTAATAAAAATCATAATTTGGAGAATATATGTCCGACAAAATGATCGTTGATGAGGAGGAGGATGACAAAAAGGATGACGCGGATTCACCTTTTAGTTTAGAGAATGATTTGTACATTGAAACTCCGTTTCACATTGTAGAATCTTATTTCAAAGGGCACCATTTGGATAGGTTAGTTAGGCATCAGTTGGAGTCTTTCAATAATTTTGTAGATTATCAGATAGTCAAGACGATTGAAATGTTTAATCCGTATCGAATTGTATCCGAACATGATTATGTTCCTAATGTAGGAAAATACTCGTTAGAAATCTTTATTACTTTTTCGGATTTTGGAATTTATCGACCTCAAATTCATGAAAATAATGGGGCAATAAAGTTAATGTTTCCGCACGAGGCTCGGTTAAGAAATTTTACTTATGCCGCCGCAATGACCGTGGATCTAAAGATTAAGTACGTCATTCGTTCTGGGGCGGAGTTGGAAAATACGCAAACCGTATATAAAACGTTAAATAAAATTCAGATTGGTAAATTGCCAATCATGCTAAAGTCTAACATTTGCGTCTTGAGTCAATACACCCATGTGGAAAATACACAAACGGGTGAATGCAAATATGATACGGGCGGTTATTTTATTATTAATGGATCTGAGAAAACAGTTCTTGGACAAGAGAGAGCGGCGGAAAACAAGGTTCAATGTTTTAACGTTTCCAAGAATAACACCAAGTTTAGCTGGATTGCGGAGATCAAGTCCGTACCAGATTATAAATGTATTTCCCCGAAACAGATTAATGTCATGCTTAGTTCTAAAAACACCGGATTTGGATTTCCAATTTATATTCAGCTACCTCGAACAAAGCAACCGATCCCGATATTTATTGTTTTTCGAGCACTTGGCATTGAGTCAGATAAAGAAATATGTGAACGCATTTTATTACATTTTAGAACGGAAGAAGACAAGGCGAGCGACGACGGCGACGGCAAAAACGACCTGTTACAGTTATTACAGGCGTCCGTCATTGAAGCGAATAAATACATGTCACAAGATGATTGTATTAAATATATTACTTCTTTTGTCATGTATACACCCATTAACATGGATAAGGATACTGGAGTAAGGAAAAAATTAGAGTTTACGATGGACATTTTGAACAATGATCTTTTTCCTCACTGTAATAGCCAAAGTCAAAGAATCTACTTTTTAGGTTACATGACTCATAGGTTACTTTTAGCATCCATGGGTCTCATTGGGCAAGATGATCGCGATTCTTATGCGAACAAGCGTATCGATTTAACCGGACCTTTATTGAACAATTTATTTCGAAATTATTTCAATAAGTTAGTTAAAGATATGGAGAAACAAGTAATTAAAGAAATTAATAATGGTTCATGGAAGTCTACGGATGACTACGATGACATTATTAATTTAACAAATATTTACAAAATTATCAAGTCTTCGACTATTGAGAACGGGTTAAAGCGTGCTCTAGCAACTGGCGACTTTGGTATAAAACACAGTAATACGAATAAGGTCGGAGTGGCTCAAGTATTGAATCGATTGACTTACGTCTCAAGTTTAAGTCATGCTAGACGTATCTCAACCCCCATTGACAAAAGTGGTAAACTAATTCCTCCTCGTAAATTGCACAATACTTCTTGGGGGAATTTATGTCCCGCGGAGACGCCCGAAGGGGGGTCGGTTGGGATTGTGAAAAATTTGAGTTACATGACTCACATTACAATTCATTCGGACTCGGCTACTTTATATGATAATATAATACCTCAAATTACTTCGATTGATTTGCCGGGTATAACTTCTTCTTTTTTGTTTGATAAGGTAAAAGTTTTTATTAATGGTGCTTGGGTGGGTATTTCTGAGGAACCATACGAGTTATTTCTTCGCTTAAAAGAACAAAAATACAAAGGAATTATTAATATTTACACTTCGATCGTATTTGACTACAAGATGAAGGAAATAAGGGTCTGTAATGATGGGGGACGGTTGTCAAGACCCGTTTTGCGGGTAAAGGATAAAAATATATTGATTACCAAGTCCATTATTAGTCAATTACAAAGAGGAGAAATTAGCTGGGAAGATTTGCTTTCAAGTTGTGTATTAAATGACTCTATTATTGAGTACATTGATCCTGCCGAACAGAACGCTTCAATGATTGCGACCAGACCCCATGATTTGTTCGAACTGAATCATTCAGTGTCTCGATATACTCATTGCGAAATACATCCTAGTACCATTTTTGGCATTCTAGCTTCTTGTATTCCTTTTCCTGAACATAATCAATCCCCCCGCAACTGTTACCAATGTGCACAAGGCAAACAAGCTATGGGTGTTTATGTTACAAATTATGAAGGTCGCATGGACAAGACTGCGTATGTTTTGAATTATCCACAGAGACCTCTGGTGGATACTCGAATCATGAATATGATTGAGTTGAATAATATTCCTTCGGGGTGTAATGTTATCGTGGCGATTATGACACACACCGGGTACAATCAAGAAGATTCTTTATTATTTAACCAGGGGTCTATTGATAGAGGCTTGTTTGTGACGACAGTGTACCACACTGAAAAGGACGAAGATAAGCAAAAAATCAATGGAGACGAAGAAATCAGGTGTAAACCAGACCCCGCGAATACAAAAGGCATGAAAATGGGTGTTTATGATAAAGTTAATAGCAAGGGTATGATACCAGAGAATACTATTGTAAACAACCGCGACATTATTATTGCGAAAAAGACACCAATTAAGGATTCTCGCAGCGACCACACTAAATTAATCAAATTCGAGGACCAGAGCAAAATTCATCGCACGTCTGAAGAAACGTTTGTAGATAAAAACTACATTAATCGAAATGGAGATGGGTATGAGTTTGTGAAGGTTCGTTTAAGGACGACTAGAAAACTGGTGATTGGAGATAAATTATCAAGTCGCCATGGTCAAAAAGGAACCATAGGAAACATAATTCCCGAGAGCGATATGCCATTTACCGCAAGTGGAGTAAAACCGGATATTATTATAAATCCACACGCAATTCCATCTCGAATGACTATTGGTCAACTTAAAGAAACCCTGCTTGGTAAAGTTTTAATTGAACTTGGTTTATTTGGGGATGGAACTTCTTTTAGTCAATTTCATGTGACTGATATTTGTAAACAGTTACAAACGCATGGATACGAGTCTAATGGGAATGAAATAATGTACAATGGATTAACTGGTGAACAAATGGAGTGCAGTGTTTTTATTGGACCTGTATTTTATCAACGTTTAAAACACATGGTTAATGACAAGGCACACAGCCGTTCAATCGGACCAATGGTGAATTTAACGCGTCAGCCAGCCGAAGGACGGTCTCGTGATGGCGGTCTGCGTTTTGGAGAAATGGAAAGGTTTTTAAGAACATTGTTTTTTGCTTATTGTATCTATTTTTTTACTTTTTTTGCAGGGATTGCATGGTTTCACACGGAGCGTCTCGTTTTACTCGTGAGCGAATGTACGATGTCTCGGACAAATATGTTGTTTATTCTTGTAAACAATGTGGAATGATTTCCGCTTATAATGATGAAGAGAGAATTCATCATTGTATGACTTGCGATAATAGAGTTAACTTTGCCAGAGTAGAAATACCATACGCATGTAAGTTGCTGTTTCAAGAGTTAAATGCGATGAATATTGCCCCTCGATTACTTACTGATATTTAAGTATTTCAATATATATATAGTGATTGTGTTACAAACAAATAAAAATAACTTAAGAATAAATTGATTATTTAGCATATAATATTTTGTAAACGATGGAGTTTAATTTAAATAAATTTTACAACTTTATTGCACCTTATTCCAATTCAGAGTATATTCCTGCGAATTTACCTGAGAGTATAATTCATTTGAGTATGGCTTCCGCGGAAGTGGTTCTCTCTTATAGTGATTTTCATAAAATTGTTAGAGTAAAAGTTTGTGATTTGTTAAACGCCCCCATGTCTAATTATAACTACAATCGTCCGCCGGATATAAAACGATGTTATGATATTGCGAAATTTACTTGCCATTTAAAACGACCAATGGATACGATGTTTTATGTTTGTTATAATAACATAAAACAAACTTTTGACATACTAGATGGAATTCATCGTTACAAATCCCTTCAAATTATTAAAGAAGAAAATCAAAAACCTCTCGAGTTAATTGATTATTCAGAGTTTGGAAATAATAATGATGCAAAAACTTGGCTGTTTGACAGCTTTTTGTTACTTAATATTCGATTCAATATGAGGGAAAGCGAGCAAATAGAATTATTTAAATCTTTAAACAAGAGTATACCAGTTTCAGAATTATATCTTAGAGATTCAAGTAGAGAGAAACGAGAATTAATTGAACAGATAGTCACGGATTGGCAAATAACGTACTTTGATCACTTTTCTTCTAAACAAAAACCAAATAAACCCAATATAAACCGGGATACTTTTATGACTTTATTAGGAACATTGTATGACAAATTTCACATCACGGAAGAAAGTAAAGACATTTTGCGTCAGAAACTTGACATAGCGAATAAAAACATTTCTAATAACCTACCAAGAAAATTGTCCACAAAAATAATTGATAAATGTACAACTACCAACTGCTGGCTTTTTGTTTATACTTGTGAACAGTTAATTAAAATTATTTAGGGAGAGAAATACCAATACCGTAAACGCAGGTAAACAGCTATTTCAATAGTAAAAAGCAATAAATGCTTTTGTTCCCGTAGACTACTTACTAATAGTTTGAAGTATTTTAATAAAATAACACATATTTTTGAAAACCTTTCTATTTTGTTTAAATACGAATAACTTAACTATAAGCACGTTTAGTAAAAAAATATTTATAATATTTTATAATAATATTATATATAAAATGTCAATCGGATACAGTAACCCAATCGGCGGAAGCAACGGTACCTTCAGTTTATTTGTTAGAGCACCAAAAAATCCAGGCGGAGCGATAAGAGGTTACATGCCTCAATCAGTTCTCAGGGTGGACAAAGAATACGATCAATACGAACACATTCGATTTACTTTGAAACAAGCTTGGAACACTACATATCCAAGTCAATTAAAACGAGTTAATAAAAAGGCGATTATTACTCCATTTCGTGCTGTGAATAACGCAGGAGACCTATTAAGCCGTGATTATTATTCGTGCGGGGGACCCTGTCAGTCTTTTCAAAGCAGACCAGGTATGTCTGGTCTTAGTCAACGCTTCGGTTCCGCACAAAGTCCTTGTATACCTGGTGTTGTTTACAGCACTTACCAGTTAGAAAAGTCAATTCCTGCTGCAACTTGTAACGTAAAGTACGTTTACGATAGTTCCAATTACACTACATATTTAAAACAAAAGGCAGTAAACAAAAATTACAACGATTTATCTTATGGTGGAGATGATTACCATTCAAGCCAGTCTGCTTACAAAGCCATACGAAGGTATTAGAAGAGATATTTTACAGCATTTTCTTGGCCAAACGTAAAGCTTCACTATTTTTCTCACATCCTTCTTCTAGAATATGATAATCTACTCGAGCGGCTTTTCCACCGCTTACCGCACTGGCGAGGCGAGCAAGACCCCAAGATTGGGCCGTTTGATTTGGCCTGGAACCGCTTGAAAAATACGCACCTTCCCCTTTCCTGATAATTTGTTTTAAAGATTTTACGTTGCAATGCGTTTTTCTTGCCAGTTCACGCGTCGGTCCGAAATTTTTTATGCTGTACATTTTCTTTGCGTTTACAATATGTTTGGATGGTTTGGATTTAAAAGATTTTGATTTAGGCCGATTCACGTAAATCCCATTTTTGTACAATCTTCTGGATCGCTTAATGTTTTGGAATTGCGTTTTACGTTCTCTCTTACTTAGAGACTTTGGAATATAACGTTCTGGAATGGACATATATATATAACTTGTGTTTAGAAATAATAATTGTAGCATTCAAGAATAGTTGCCTACGACAAGTATTTGAGTACTGTTTTTTTTGTTTCATACAAAGGAACAACTTCCTGATAATTCTTTAGAACTGTATTCTAAAGAATATAATATAATATAATATAAACATAATATAAATAATGTCATCACCTTATAGCGGACCAATAGATGAAAATGGAAATCCAAGACCATTTGGAGCAGACTATATTTCAGAAGGAGATCTCCATGAAAAAGCTTTAGTGGACTCTCCAATACAAAACAATTTTAGACAGGCCAAAAGAACGACAACTGCTCGTAAGAAACGAAAACAACAACAAACCAAACTCGCCCCACGAAGACTAACGTCTGCCAAGAAAAATCAACGCATCAGCTTACCACAAGGAGAAAAGGATAAATTGCGTTCTGTGATTATGAAAATATATGGCAACGCTAGAAAATATGATTTTGAAACTGAACAGTGGACAAACAAACACTGGCTTCAACAAGTATCTGATTATCTAAATCGCCCAATTACGAAAGCTGAAAGAAAATATGTAAGAGAAATTGTTTGGGTATTGGCACTTCATCATGATTCAGACGATGAAACCGGCAATTCAAGATCACCAAGACAACAAAAAACCAAACGAATAAGACGAAAGCCGTGTCCGCCTGAGAAAGAACCAAACGAAGAAAATACTGGTTGTCGAGTGCCATGCCCTAGAGGACCACAATATAGGTCTCCTAAAACAAAGAGATGTTTAAAAAATCCAGTTGGCACGAAACCTGTAAGAGCTCAAATTTTGCCAGGGGTTAGAAAACAAGATCTGTTTAATCAAACCGTAAGACAACGTCCTCCTGATGCCCCTACACAAGCTCCAAGGAAGGTTCTTGGTCCTCCGGGGGCAAGAAAAAATTTTGGAAATTTGGCACGTTCAAAAAAACAAAGAGCAAGTTATAAATCTAGACAACCGACAAAAAAACAACGAGCAACTGACGCAACCGCGGCTCTTTTTCAGCCAAAACAACCGCAACAAAATGAGTTAGCCCTGAGAAAAAATAAATCCCCTAGAGAACGTAAAGCCCCACCACTGTTACATAAAGCTCCACGAGGACATAAAGCCCAACGAGGATATAAAGGCCCAAGAAAACCTCCTATCCATATTTGGGTGCAGGATGCAGAAAAAATTGCAGAAGAAGAAGCAAAAGCAAAAAAAATTGCAAAAGAAATACAGGAACAGGAAAAGGAACAGGTTAAACAAGATGCCATTATAAGAAACAATTCGTCAAATAGTACTTCTTCTTCTGAAGACGAAGAAGAGATTCCGGTGCATGATGAACCGTTTAAAGTAGATCAATTTCACAGCCTTTATTGTGAAAATGACGCAAAAATTTTAGAAAAAATGAAAATCACCGGCGAAAATTACGATGAACAATCAATATTAAAGATGCTTGAGTATGACACGGAAAGGTTTTTAAATGAAATTAGACCGCATGAAATGAAAGCAAACAGAATCGTTCTAAAGCATAAAAAACCTTTTATCAAGAAACTTGTGGACAGTATAAAATTTTATATGATGACTTTATTTTATGAAAAAACTGAAACTAACAATAATATACTAAGAAAATTTACAACATTTGAAGATTTTGTATCATTCACGTTTCATAAATGTAAAATGGTGCTA